GACAAGTCAGCACCAGAGTTTGGACGTGGCTCTAAGTAGGCTTTTAAAGCCTCTAGCAGCCCCGTAGAGACGAGAACACCCCTTACCTGAGTAGAAATACTAGGGTAGGGGGTGCTTTTGTTATTTCTAGCGTCTAATCGCAGCCATCCGCGAGCGCATAGCCTCTTGTACAGCCAGATAATTCTTAAGATTTTGAGCAATCTCACGGGCTATGTATCGAGCCTCTAACTTCTGATACCCAAAGTCGATAAGTGTACTTTTGATACCCTCCACATAGGGTGTATCCCTGTATGGATGTTCCTTCTTTGGTGTAGCCATGTTACCCTCCAAACTCCGTTACTGGCACACGCCAGCCGTTAATACTCTCGTCTCTATAAGCAGGTATTGCATACCTTGCTGGGGCAATTGAGCCGTATACTTCTACTTGAGTATAGTACTCTTCATCAAGAATCTTAGTTCCTACAATAACCTTATTCAAATCCTTGATCCAAAATGGTATAGCATCACGGGTTCTTACAGTACGAACCTCGGTCATGTGACCAACGTCTGCTAAATCTTTTCTCCTTGGGTGTAATTCATTTGGATACCATGGAACTGACCACGTTTCATTGAGCAATTTTGCAGCAGCCCACTCAGATATATTAGCCCTAATGTTGGCTAGCAACTCATGTTCTAATCTTCCAGCAGATTTACCTTGTGCATAGTTAGGTTTATCAACTGAACCGAACTTTGTGAGCCATCGTTCTGTGGCAAGCATAGTGCATACACGTACTTCTTCTTTAGTCAAAGTAACTATCATGCACTATCCCCCTGTTGAGTAGAAGCCTGTACCATTGAACTTTACACCAGGTACAGAGTACACACGACGTAATGTAGAACCGCAGACAGGACAGTCGTACTCTCTAGGTTCTTCGTCCATTGGACGCATGACGGTGATTATCTCACCATCGCCTGGACACTCATACTCGTACGTTGCCATAGATACCCCTTGCAATATCGGCTGAGTTCTTGCAGTGTTCACAGACTATAATCTGATCTCCTGCATCAGAGATGCAACCAGACTCTATCTGCTTAGCAATAGATTTTCTGGCATCATTATAGCCTTCAACGTACTTTTCTTGTAGTGCATATTGGATTGCTTTTTCCATGATTCCCCCTATCTGCGCAATCATAACACATAGCGTATAGTTGCGCATGCGGGTAACCGTGGGGCGGAAACTTCAAATGACGGGTGACGGCAGTTGCTCGAATCGCTCCCCTGAACCACCAATTTTTTTTGGGGGGTAGGGGGGCGTTTCTTAAAATCTGGGTTCGGGCAGGGCTTATCTGCGAAGCAGATACGGGTTGGGTATAGTACTCGTATGAATAAATTACCTGAACATATTTCGTACTCATCATTTTCAACTTGGCAAGATTGCGGTTGGAAATATAAATTAACTAAGATCGACCAAGTACAAGAGGGTCATGCCGTCTGGTTTACTGGTGGTTCTGCCGTGCACAAGGCTACTGAATACTATGATCTTGAAGGCGGTAAGTCTGAGGACATCTGGAATCGCGCTTGGTTTGAACAAGTCAAAGCAGATGAAGAACTCAATGGTGACATGAGCACATGGAAGTTTGCTAAACGTGAAGACATGTCATGGTGGTATGGCGAAGGCATCTGGATGCTTGATCGCTGGATAGAATTCCGTAAACAATGGGGTATCTACAAAGACTTCATTGAAAAACAATATGAGATTCCAATCGATGATAGCACCGTCAAGATGGCGATTGACCGTGTTATGCTTGATCCCGACGGGAAAAGGGTACTCGTCGATATCAAGACTGGTGCGTCGTCCCAGAGGCATCCACTGCAACTAGCCGTCTATGCGTGGGCGCTAGGTAAGCAGGGGATTACAGTCGATAGGGCTGGCTTCTGGGATGCTCGCTCAGGTCACATTTCGTTATGGAACTTAGACTTCCTTGATTCAGAGCGTGTTGAAGATATATTAAATACCTTTGACCGCGCTCGCAAGGCTGATATATTTTTACCTAACCTGTCTAACTGCGGTAGATGCGATGTTGTGCAATACTGTAAGTACTTAAACGGGAGATATTCTCATGGATAACTTGGTCTCTAGCATAGTGCCCATTATCAAATCGCTTGATGATGCAGTAGATGCTGTGCTTGACCTACCTTTTAAGAACAATAAAAATCTAGGCGAGGAGAAATAGATGCCCGGAAATTTCCAGGTTAGCAGTAAACTACCCGATGGTAGAATCTTCGTGGTAGCAGGAGAGACATTCACAGATTTCTGTGCTGCTCTCGAAAGTGCAGTAGGCATTGAAGAGTCACAAGAAGTTCTTAAGACTATGGCTCAGTCAATTACTGGTGCACCAACCAATGCAGTTCAAGCAGTATCTAATGTGCGTGAGGCATTTCCTGGTGCACAGATAGACCATACTGCTCATCCAACTGGTGGACCAAATCTTGGACCAACAGGTCGTACTTGTAAGCATGGACAGATGTCCACACGTACAGGTAGTGGTGCAAAGGGTCCTTGGAAGGCATACATGTGTCCTTCCCCTAAGGGAACCCCTGACCAATGCGAACCAATCTGGTTACGTAGAAACGATCCTGAATGGAGTTCATTCTAAGTGAGAACGTTAGCCCGTGCAGTAGGTAGTAAAGATATCGGTGGCGAACCGCTACCAACTATCTTTCGTACCTTTGATGCGAATAAAGTTGTTATTCGTAGAGCAGAGATATCGATGATTGCTGGCACTCCTGGTGCTGGTAAGTCTACCCTTGCTCTTGCACTGGCTTTGCGTTCCAAAGTACCTACACTCTATGTGAGTGCAGATACTAACGCGCATACAATGGCTATGCGTTTACTATCTATGATTACTGGAAAACCTCAGAGTGAAGCAGAGAATATGCTGAACAATGATGTTGATAATAGTCGTAGAATAATTAACGAGGCTTCGGGGCATATCTTTTGGTCATTTGAATCAGCGCCAACGCTGGTTGATATTGACCAAGAGGTACTTGCCTTCGAGGAATTGTGGGGGTGTGCTCCAACTCTCATTGTTGTCGACAACCTTATGGATGTTGCTAACGATGGTGGGGAAGAGTTTGCGAGTATGCGCTCCACAATTAAAGAACTAAAGTACTTGGCAAGGGATACCAATGCTGCCGTTCTTGTTTTACACCACACCAAAGAATCGTATGTAGGAAATCCTTGTCAACCACGTAGTGCTCTTCAAGGCATGGTGGCACAACTTCCTGCTCTGATTTGTACAGTCGGCACTAATGCTCCTGGCTATATAGCAGTAGCACCAGTGAAGAACCGATATGGCAAAGCAGACCCCTCTGGGGATACGGCTTTTTGGTTGCAATTTAATCCCGAAATAATGGATGTCTCTGACATTCCAGAAAGGTCGTGATTATGTCAACGATCATACCGCTTCCCGATTGGGGAAGTCCTACTCAACCTACGCCAGACTGGTATGAGGATGATGAGGATGATTTTGACGAGTAAGGATATATCGGAACTTAAACCCGATTATTCTAGGGCGATGGATATCCGTGGTGAGCCAACTACGGTATGCATTTGTGGGAGTTTCGTATGGCATCTCAAGGTAACATTCGCAGAGGATGGTACAATTGGGATGTATTTCAGAGATATGGAGTGTGCTGACTGTGGAACACAGGCAACTGCCCCAATTGAGGAGTAAAAATGAAACTAACAACATACGCGTGGATAATGGCTGGTGTAGTCTTTGTGGGTACACTGCCACACACTGTGGGTGCGATGTTTTCGCTTCAACATATAAACGAGATGGTTCGGATGAGCGCTATGCACCCATGCGAGGCATCGATTGGATATATGAAGAAGTCTGCGAAGCGTATCGGACGCGCGAAAGTTATGGCTATATACAAGAGTAATTATGAGTGGAAATCACTCTATACTCTTTGGAATAGGGAATCTCGCTGGGATTACACAGCAGATAATCCTACTTCAACTGCGTATGGTATACCTCAGATACTAAACATGTCTGAGAAAACACCTATGGCTCGTCAAATCGACCTAGGTTTACGCTACATCAAGACCCGTTATGGGTCTCCATCAAAGGCACTAGCCTTTCATAACAGAAATGGTTGGTACTAATGAGCAGTGCTGCTAAAGCCAAAGGCTCTAAAGCAGAACGCGAGGTAGTGAAGTATCTTCAAACGTGGTTCCCGTATGCAGAACGTCGGCTTGCGGGAGCCACGGAAGATAAAGGAGATATCGCTGGCGTTAATGGTGTCTGCATTGAGATTAAAGATCATGCAAAGATGGCACTTGCTGGTTGGATAGAAGAAATGATTTTAGAAACTAAACATGCTAAAGCATGGACTGGTGTAGTAATTCATAAACGCCGAGGTAAAGGTTCACCTGCGGATTGGTATGCAAGTATGCCAGTATCTGTCTGGATAGAATTACTACGAAAGGCTATGGGAGATGAAGTACGATAAGCCAAGTATCAGTGCGATACTAGAACACTATGGCGCAAGAGTACCAACTCGACATGGTTGGTTTTCTATGAAGTGTCCATTCCATGAAGATTCACATGCTTCTGCATCTGCTAGCACAGAAGAGAATGCATTTTGTTGTTTTGCATGTCAGATGAAAGGCGATGGATTCGCAATCATCATGGCTAAAGAGGGGGTAAAGTTCAATGAAGCAATCAGCATCGCAAAGGGAATCCTTAACGCGCGCGGCGAAGTACTATCACGGAGCACTACACGAAGCGGAGGATTACCTCGCAGAACGGGGGATAACTCTGGAGCAGGCAACCAAGGCTCGCTTGGGCGTCGTGCTAGATCCGCTTACGGGGCATGAACAATATGTCAACCGTTTATCTAGTCCCTACCTCACGCGTTCGGGGGTGGTTGACCTTCGATTCAGGTCGTTGGACTTGTCAGAGCCAAAATATATGGGACTATCGGGTGCGACTACGCACCTCTATAACGTTGCGTCGATCTTCCGCGCAACCACATATATTTCTATATGCGAGGGTGAAATTGACACGATCACGTTGGATAATGTTTGCGGGATACCTGCGGTTGGTGTACCAGGGGTGAACAACTGGAAGAAACACTATGGCAGAATCCTTGCTGACTTCGATAAAGTTTTCCTATTTGCAGATGGAGACAATGCAGGTACGGAATTTGGCAAATCACTCTCTCGAGAACTGGGGAATTTGGTTGTTGTACAGATGCCAGAGGGTGAAGATGTCAATTCTATGTACAGGATTCATGGAGCAGATTACTTCAAACAAAAGATTGAGAGTGCTCAATAATGTTAATGCCTAAAGACGGACACTTTGTATGCGAACAAGCCGAGTGTGACTTCCAGAGTTGTGACATATTTGAGTTCCTTGAACACTGTGGAATTGAGTATGGTTGGGGAGTGCGCTTGAATAAACGCTACTCATTTGATCTCTTTGAGTTCCTTAGCATCCTTAATGTGATGGCTAATGTTGGTGATACAGAAGGCATGTACGACCATGTACAGAATGCAACTCTGTTGATGATTAACGCAAGTGGCGATGACCTAGATGCGTTCATACACGAGGCTGTAGTACAATCTGAGATGTCTTCTTTGATGGAAGGCATAGAGGGGTTATTGAAAGAAAATGAGTGAAAAACCAGTGCTAGACACTGACTTTAGAGAGCCTACCCAATTTGAGTTGAATGTGTGGGCATCCTTTGATGAACTCGCTGGCTTGCTTTTACGCAAGCATAATGATTACGGTCCAAAGAATATTGCACTAGCACCAGGTGGTCCAGTCAATGGGTTGCGTGTACGCATGTGGGATAAGATGGCTCGTATTAACAACTTAATAGATAACAAGCAGGAAGGTCTCAACGAACCTCTCGAAGATTCATTTGCTGACCTTGCTAATTATGCAATCATAGGACTTATGGTTCTGAGAGGACAATGGCCCAACGAATGAAATACAAAGTGAATTTAACTCAAAGAAATCGTATCTCTACAGAAGTAGATGCTGACTCCAAAGAGAGTGCGTACTGGAAAGTCATGGACATGTTAAAAGTTCCAGAACAAGGAGAAGGTTACGATCTTTATATTGTTGGACCCTCTGATGTTAAGATAAAGGAAATGAAATGAAAAAGATATTCGGACCTTACAAAGGCAGTGAACAAAATGGTGGACGTCCAATCTACGTCTTTAAGAGAAAGAAGAAAGATGGCACGGTGGTTACAACGTCTAGCAATAAGGCTAGAGTTGAGTATGAGAAAGCCACAGGAAAAAAGTTATCCAAGAAAACAGATGTAGACCACAAGGATAACGGTGGCAGAGCAGGTCATGATGGCAGAAGTAATCTTCAAGCCATGTCACATAGCAAGAATGTAGCCAAAGAAAATAAGCGCAGAGCAAAGAAAAAGCCATGAAGAACATCGTCTGCATTTCTGATCTTCAAGTACCGTACCACGATGTAGAAGCCACGAAGGCAGTGGCAAAATTTATTCAGTGGTATCAACCTGAGACTGTAGTGTCCTGTGGTGATGAAATGGATATGCAGACCATTAGTAAATGGAGTAAGGGCACAGAGTTAGAGTTTGAACGCTCTATCGGACGTGACAGAGACCTTACTCGTAGCGTTCTGTATGACTTAACTGTTGAGCATATGGTGCGTAGTAATCACACAGATAGATTATTTAATACTGTGATGATGCGCTCGCCAGGATTACTTGGCTTGCCTGAATTAGAATTAGAAAACTTTCTTGGTCTTGATGAACTTGAAATTAAATATCACTCAGATCCATACGAACTAGCCCCTGGCTGGTTGCTTATGCATGGTGATGAAGGAAACGTACAACCTACTGCAGGAGCAACTGCATTGGGTCTAGCGAAGCGTTCAGGCATGAGCGTAGTCTGTGGACACACGCATCGCATGGGTCTGCTACATCAGACTCAGACTTACCGTGGTGGTAAACCTAAAACTATTTGGGGTCTAGAACTTGGTAATCTTATGGATTACCGTAACGCTAGATACATTAAGGCTGGTCTATTCACATGGCAACAGGGCTTCGGTATCCTGCATGTAAATGGCAAGACTGTGACTCCTCAACTTGTTCCAATCATCAACAATTCATTTACAGTAGACGGGAAAGTATTCAAATGGTAAAGGAATTACACGTTAATAAACTTAGTTTCTATTTTGGTGCATCACCAACTATATTCGGACTTGGAGTTGATGTTAGTAAGTACTGTCTAAATATCAACCTAGCCTTCTTCTGGTTTAGTATTGAATGGTAATAAATGCCTATGAGAACTTAGTTGCTCATGTAGCGTATGAGTTCTCCCGTAAGTTTCACATGTGTGATGCTGAGGATATTCGTCAAGAACTGTGGGTATGGTTCTTAGAACATCCTAACAAGGTCAAGACATGGGAAGAGTTAGATGGCAAGCAATCTACTAAACTGATAGCGCGCTCTCTTCGTAATGCTGCAAAGGATTACTGTCAGAAGCAGAAGGCGCAAGCAGTTGGTTATCGTGTAGAAGACAACTACTACTATGACCGTGAAATCGTAGAGTTACTGCTTCCAGCAGTTATGCGTGGTGATCTCACTGCTCCTGCTATGACTGACTTAGGTATGACCAATACCAAGAAGGTTGCATCAGAGGGTGGTAACTGGTTTGCCATGGTTGCTGACATTGAACGTGGCTTACGTAGGCTTACACAGGAACAATTAACGATTATGTATCTACGCTTTGGTGATGGTTGTGACAACACGACTCTGGCTAAGGAATTAGATATCACAGAAGATGCAGCACGTATGCGGGTCAACCGTGCTATGAACAATCTATTAAACTATATTGGTGGTTCACGACCACGCAAGGAACGCGATTATACTGAGGAGGAAATGAATGAGCAAAGAACCGAAGCAGATACCAGTAGTGGAGATCTTCAACAGTTTGGAGAAGAAGTTAGCGGATACGACGTGGACTGAATCTCAAGATCCTGAGTTTATTAACAACCTCACTCAGGTCAAGAACATTGTTGAGAATCTATCGACTCAGATCTTTGTCTTCTTAGATTACTTTGAACAGTATGCAGCAGCCTTGCGTAACTCTCCTATCTTTCAACAATACGACGACGTGGAAGAA